AACGGCACAATGGGTAAGAAAAAGAAACAAAAGAAAAAGCCTATCGAATGGCGAGACCTGACAATCAACGCATTGATAGACTTAATCATAGGCATAATACTTATCATAATCGGTAAGTACATAGGTTAGGGCGAAAGCCCTAACCGACAGGCGGGCGATAAGCCCGCCGCCTATAAAAAATATAACACAAACCCACAGCCGAGTAAAGAGTATGCTTTTGAAATTAGGAGTATTTTTAGTAGTAGTAGGACTGGTAAAGTTGCTTATTGCTTTCGTTTTGAGAGCAAAGGAAAAGAGAGGTAAGGCATGAACTTAGGCGAGAACATAAGGAAAGCACGAAAAGCGGCGGGCGTTTCACAGTCAGAACTTGCGGAACGCCTGCAAGTCCACCAGAAAGATATAAGCAGGTGGGAGAATGGGGCGCACGCACCGACAATAGAAATGTTTGCGAAAATATGCAGAGAGCTTAACGCCTCTGCTGATGAAATTTTAGAATTGAAGTAGATACGAAAGCGAGGGCTTACTATGACAAAGAAAAAGGTAATTTTAGTGGCAGCGGCTGCATTATTTGCAGTAAGCGGTTTAACAGCGCTGCCGTCTGGAAATATAACAGGTGGGGTGGGCTGCATTGTGGTTGCGGCAGTATGCACCTATTTTGGACTGAAAAAGAAAAGCACAGGAAAAGAGAGCGAAAACAGAACGCCTGCGCCTGCCGCTGCATCTGGTGGCAGAGTTTTAGATACAATCAGAACGAAAGTAGTAGGCGTGACGTTCAATAATGAGGACGGAGAAAACAGGCAGGATATTTTAAGCAGAATGTCCGGCAGTGAAGATATTACAGTAGAAAAGTATACATACAACGGAGAGCCTGCCGCATACGTAAAGTGGGGCGATAAGGTAATAGGCAATCTATCGGCAGAGCTGGCGGGGGACTTAGCGAGAAAGTACCCGAAAGCCCGCTACACCGCAGAAATACTGGAAATTTCTGGGGGGGGGGTACAGACGTTCGGGTGCAATATAGAGCTTGACGTAATCGAGGACGCAACGCCCAGCGTAAGCCAGCATACGGGAGAAACTACAGTATATGTAGACCGTAGCAACAAAAAATACCATAGTAAGCCTAACTGTTCGGGAATGAAAAACCCAAAGAGCATACCGCTAAGCCAAGCAAAGAAGAAATACACCGCTTGTAAAAAGTGTTGTAAATAGGTAAAGGCATAAGCCGCAGACTTGTAAAAGAGTTTGCGGCTTTTCGTCGTATATGGGGAAAGAACAGGAACGAAAGAGAGGTAGCAGAAATGGCGAATAAGAAAGGCAGCCGACAGCTGACATGGACAGACCGTATAAGTATTGAGGCATTGAAAAAAGCAGGGCATAGCGTGATAGAGATAGCAGAACAGCTGGGCGTACACCGCAGCACTATATACAATGAGCTTAAGCGAGGGGAATATATGCACAGAAATAGCGACTATACAGAAACATTAAGTTATAGCCCAAACAAGGCACAAATGAAAGCAGAGGAAAATTTAAAGGCAAGGGGTATACAACTTAAAATAGGAAACGATATTGCATACGCAAATTATATAGAGGATAAAATAGTAAATGAAGATTACAGCCCAGCTGCGGTACTGGGAGAATTGAAAGCACAGGGGAAAGAGGGGGACTTTTCCGTAACAGTATGCGTAACGACCTTATACAGCTACATTGATAAGGGTATTTTCCTTAAGTTGTCTAATAAGAATTTGCCAGTAAAGAAGAATAAGAAGAGAAATTATAAGAAAGTACAGAGGCAACAGAAAAGGGCGGCAGCAGGAGAGAGTATAGACAAACGCCCGAAAGAGATAGATACACGGGAAGAGTTCGGCAACTGGGAAATGGACAGCGTTTTAGGTAAGCGGGGAAAGTCAAAAAATACGTTGCTGGTACTGACAGAGCGGAAAACCAGAAACGAGATTATATTTAAACTGCCAGACCATACAGACGAGGCAGTAGTAGCGGCACTGGATAGATTAGAAAGAAAATGGGGCGCTGATATGTTTAAGCGGGTATTTAAGACAATCACAGTAGACAACGGCAGCGAGTTTGCAGATGCAGAGGGCTTACAGCGTTCTATTATCAACGAGGGAGAAAAGCGGACAAAGGTATATTACTGCCACCCGTACAGCAGTTGGGAGCGTGGCACAAATGAGGTAACAAATAAGATGATACGCCGGAAGATACCGAAAGGCACAAATTTTGACGACAGGACAGAGGAAGAGGTAGAGAGTATAGAGAACTGGATAAACGGATACCCACGCAAAATACATGGCTATCATTCAGCAGGGGAACTATTCGAGGAAGAGGTAAAGCAGCTTGCATAAGAACGGAAATAGGGAGCGTGAGAGGCTGGCAGCAGTGGCAGCCTTACTATTGCGCTGCCTAAAAGTGAAAATATACAATAAAACAGGCTACGTATTGTGCAAAACGGCAAAACGATAAAAACATGAAAAAATGTCGAATTTAATGTTGACATTTTTAGCTGATCCGCAGGCTTTATATTACGGCAGAACATGCTATGGAAGAGAAGAAGGTACAAAAACAGGAGACTTATGAGCAGTTAAGCCTTTTTACAGACTATGAAGCAGTGGAGAAGGAGCGAGAAAAGGAAGTAAAGAACCTGGAGAAGGAGAAAAGGTTGCAGCAGGCTATGTTGGATATTAAGAAGAAGTATGGGAAAAATGCGATCCTTAAGGGGATGAATTTGGAGGAAGGAGCAACGGCTATAGAGCGCAACCGGCAGATCGGAGGGCATAAGGCGTGAAAAAGTATGAGGATATCATTGGTCTGTCAAGACCGGTTTCAAAAAAGCATCCTCCTATGTCAAGGGAGAACCGGGCGGCACAGTTTGCGCCTTTTGCGGCTCTTACGGGATTTGAAGGGGCTATTAAGGAGACTGCCAGGGTGACAGGGGAGAAGATCGAACTGGATGAGACGCAGAAAACGTTTTTGGATGAAAAACTTAAGGTACTGCTGCGCGAAAAAACTCCCGCCCTCTTTACGTATTTTCAAAAAGATGAACAAAAAGAGGGGGGAGCTTATATAACTGTTTCAGGGATCGTGAAAAAAACGGATGCTTATACCCATAAGATCGTCTTAGAAGATGGTACCGGGATCTGCGTGGAAGATATCCTGGAGATACGGAAACTTCTCTGATCCGGCTTATACTTCAGCTTCCTGGTGCTGGTACATCAGTTCAATGTATGCAAGGATCAGCGGTGCAACGCCTTTCGCCTCATTTTTAACGATCGGTTCGCGCATATAATAATCAAAGGTTCCTTCCCGCATTTCTTTATTTCCAAGTCCTGCCACAAGACAGATCCCGCCCAGTTGCAGTTCTCCGTTTTCTTCAGAAAGGTAAGTGCGACAGATCCCTTCAAATGCTTTCTTTCCATAGGCAAAATAGGATCCGTCCAGGAAACCGAGACGTACACTCTTCATGATCGCATATGCAAAAATTGCGGAACCGGATGTTTCAAGATAGTTGGGATGAATTCCACCCCGGTTTACGACCTGATACCACATTCCTGTTTCTTCATCCTGATAGGGAAGCATGGAATCAATAAGTTCCTTGTAGATCCGATTCATTTCTTTCTTTTCGCTGCCAAGAGTTTCTTCTGGCATTACTTCCATTGTATCGATCAGAGCCATGGCATACCAGCCCAATGCACGCAGCCAGAAGTTGTCAGATAATCCTGTGACTTTATCACACCAGAAAGACGTTCTGGAGTCATCATAAGCATGGTAATACAGGCCGTTTCTCAGATCACGCATCAGATTGTACACATTGACGAACTGCTGATAGCAGTCTTTGCAATTAGTACTGTTGTTGTAAGTAACTTCATATTGCATATAAAATGGCTGTGCCATATAGAGTCCATCCAGCCAGATCTGGTTTGGATAAATTTCTTTGTGCCAGAAATTACCAGTTGAAGTTCGGGGCTGGGTCTTTAACTGGCTGTATACCAGGTCAATAGCGAGGCGGTAT